TCAGATTGAAACAATCCTAATAACCCTTTACTGTCACCACCGCCAAACACACTCATTAGTCCACCTTCTTTAGCCATAAGGTGTCCTACAGCAGTTCCTTCTCCGTATTCGTCAGGGTCGTTGTAAGCCTGAATATTACGCATAACTTGAAATGGCAAGGAATAAATTTGTGCTACAAAGTCAATAGGACCACCTGGTTCTACTAAACTAAAGCCACCTTGTTTGTTTTCCATGTTCATTCCAAGCATCTAAGTATCTCCAATCACGTTAACTAAAATAACTCATTAGTCCATCTCTCATATTCGTGCGCCAATCATCAATGCCTTTATTTTGTTCTGCTATGTCTTTCGCTTGGTCTGAGAACATATTAATATCATACTCGTTGGCAATCATTGCTCTGTCTATTAAACCACCAAATTGAGGATTATTCTTCATGACACTTGTCATTGCTTGAGTGTCAATACCTGCTCCACCTTGACCTGCCACGTTTGTATTTTTAGCAATCGGTCTAATAGTAGCACCTGTCATTGGCGCGTTAGATGGAGACATACCTAAATTAGGTTGTATCTGTTGTTGAGGCATATAAGACTGATACAGCGCATTAAACTGTTCATCTGACAAGCCACCATTTGCTTTAGCGTATTGTAGTATTTCCTCTAAGTAAGTCATTAAACCATACTCGCACCAAGCGTCAGATAATCAAATAGACCTGGTTGCTTAGTGTTGGTTTGTGTTTGACCTGCTGTAGTAGAGCCAAGTGCTTGAGACAAGTAACCAAGTGTATTCTGTGGTTGTCCTGTGTAGCCACCAAATCTTTGTTTAGCCGCATCAATAAGTGCTTGTTGCATCGCTTGTTGTTGAGCGCCTTGTTGAGCAAGGTTCTGAGTGACTGTCTGACCCATGCCGAAGCCTAAGTTAGAGACATCTGCTAATTGTCCTGCTGCACCTAATCTATGTTGCGCTCCTTGTAAGCCTGAAGAAACATTGAACTGGTCAGCATTCATTCTGTTGCCAATATCTGACATTGCTGCTTGTTGTGCGTTTTGGAAGCCTTGTTGTCTTAGACCTGCTGATGATTGAGCAAGTTGTTCAACAATGTTTTTACCCATCTCACCTGTTGCAATACCATGACGTGAACCACCGAAGGCTTTAGCAGCATTTGCTTGAGCGCCTAATTCATTCAAACCTAATTGACCGCCTCGTAGTATGTCCGCCTCATTCGCCTTAATTACATCAGTCGTGTAAGGGTTCATGTAGGGTGTCATGCTAGTCGTTGCAAGTTGTCCTGCTGACACAGTGTCTGGTGTGTAACCCATACCTTGAGCCGTACCTATTCCTGCTCCTCTAATTCCTTGGGCTGCCATTTGATTGATATTCGGATTCTGTGTTATCCCACCTGTTTGCGGTCCACCTGCCATAATTTACTCCTAACTAAATAGTTTGTTATATTTATCTACGTCACCAGGCTGTTTTGCTTTCAACTCTGCTAATGCTTGTTCATACAAAGGTGTGCCACTATAACCTTGAATGCCACCTGAAAATGTTTGTGCTTGTGGAAGCCCTTGTAATGGGGTTAAAGCGCCTGGTGCTGAGAGACCAAAAGCCTCTGCTGCTCCTATATTCTGTTGCATCGCTGCTGTCTGAGTAGGATTAAAGGCTGCCATATCAGGACCTTGCCAAGGCATATAGCCTATCTTTTGTGTATCTTCTGCTCGTGCTAAATTCCTAATAGATGGTTCTTTTAACCAATCAGGTATCTCTGTTTTTTGTGTTGTGCTACCGCCTTTACCACCACTCATGTCAAAACTCCTTTGCCAAAACGACTTGTTGTTCTTTCCAACCGTCTTTATTTAATATTTTCTTCCACCCCTTTCTTCCTGATAGGGTCATTCCATCGCACCCTTGAGCCTTAGCCCATTTTACCGCATCAGAGTGCATATCTGTTATCTGTTCAAGTTTTCCACCTGCCAAGAAGACGTGTAGAACTTTCTTGTTAGGATACACTACTATTTCCGTTACGGCACAGCCTTTTACGCCACTCCAAAGTTGCATATTCCCACTCATAACACCGTCAACGACATCAATAAAACTATGTGTGTCACCGCCTTTGTCTAATGCAGACTGAATCCACTCCCTACAACGTATTAAATCTTCCTTAATATTCATGGGTCTAGTTTAACTTTAACCCAAGCACCGTTCTTAGATACTACTAATGTGCCTTGCGCTCTATCCCACATAAGGATACCATCCTCGGATGCAGACTCACCTGACGTTATATATCTTAACTTATCTTTGTTAGTAGATAAATAAGTGACAAGACGTTCACCCCAAATCTTCCAATCTGTTCCTGAAGGTGCAGGGGGATTAATCATCTTTTACCACCTGGTCTTGCTTCAATTCTCATTACACCAGAGCGCCAATTAGTGTTACCTACGCCCTCTACTCTTAGCCTTACTTGCCTACCTGTAAATCTAACATCTGTAGGATTTGATAATGTATAAGGACCATGTGTTGTTTCTGTTGAGTTAGGATAGAACCTTGTCTTAAAAGAGACTTTGACTTGACCCTGTGTTTCTTCATCAGGTATTAAGTTAGATACTTTCATGACTGTATCGCCATTACCTAAACTTATAGGTCCTGACTCAGCATAAGGCTTAACAGAGCCATGTGTGTATCCTGTCTCTTGGTTGTATAGATTGCCACTAGCATCACACCAAATAGGGTTAGAGAACACACCTCTATCTACACACGCTGTACGGTCTAATGAACCTACAGTCCAATGACCTTCTTTGTAATCTAAAGCCACATACTTGTCGTTTTCTGTAGATGAACTTGAAGGATAGAACCACCATACTTCACCATGTTGTGAATTATGAACTGCGGTTGTCTTAGTAATCTGAGTTGTGTTTATGTCATTAAAAACGTAGTCTAATACATCACATTTAATTTCTGTTGCTATCGAACCATCAAACGTATAGAAGGCTTTGTTACCCATCCAAAAAGCACCTTCATCTACTGCTACTAATGCTTTTCTTGATGCAATACCACACGCTGTTCCTACTCTTTCAAATCCATATACAAAAGGAGGTCCTGAGTATGTTGCTATATGAGCATCTTGGTCAGTAATAATAAGAGTTCTGCCTCTCATACGAATACCACACATTATCTGACCTTGTGTCTGTAGTTCAAAATCACCTGCCTCGTTCGTGGCTGCTGGTGTCCATAATGTATTGTCTTCTCTATCACACCACTGAACTTTTCTTGGGTTTCCACCTGCGCCTAATGCAAATACAAATCTTTCTTCAGTTACAAGCATTGAGGCGTTTGATACAGGTGCGTTAGTTAATGCTGTTGCTAATGTAGAGGTGTTCAATGTCCACTCATATATCTTGCCATCTTTTGAAGAACAAGCAAGTAAGTATTCACCCCACGTATCTAAAGCCCATGTTGTTGCTTCTTGGTAAACACCTGAACTCGTTGGCGCTCTACCATAATTACCTAGACCGTGAAAACCACCACCATATCCTAGATTTAAAACACTATGTAATGCACCAGTTGTTAGACCTGTAGGCGTAATATCAAATACTGTAAGAGACGAATTAACATAATACAACTTCTCGTATGTAGCACCCACTAGGTTTGAACCAACAGTGTTATCTATCCAAGAAATCATTGCTCTTGGTGCTTGTGCAAAGGCTGAGGTTTTTCTAACGGTCCAACCACCCACAGGACGCATTGAGCCATCGTGGAATCTAACTAGACTAGCATCACGCCATCGATTAGAGGATTCAAAATCTGTTCCGTTTCTGTGAATGCCAGGTGGTAATTGTAATGGTATTAAACTCATGCTGCTATATCCGTCCAAGTGTTTGATGATTCTGCTATTGGTGACCAGGTAGAAGATGTCTCAGTAACATCTTCCCATTTCTCTCGAGCTATAGCTAAAGACCCTGAAGTAGTTGAAACTGTAGCACCTGAGTGTTGCACCCTATTACAAGTTGCTGTAATAGAGGAGGTTGGTAGCACTGTAGCTCGACCTACGAGAGATACTTGTGCAGATGCTACGATAGTTAATGTAACAGAAACTTGTGAATTTGCTAATAACACTCTCTCTGCGTTTGCTAAAGTAGAGCTTAAAGAAGCCAATACAGCATCACCTAGTTGTATTCTCTCTGCGTTTACACTTAATGATGAGCCAACACTAATTGTAATATTAGCCTCACGTACTCTCTGACCTACAGTAGTAATTACTGTATCACCCATAGAAATTGCGTCTGACTCTCTTACTCTCTGAGAGGCACATACACTAGACGATGTAACTGTTATTTGACCACTATCTTCTCTTACACGTTCGTAATCTGAAGATACAGTTGACGAAGGACTAGATATTGCAGAGCCAAACTTAACATAACCAGCCTTAGCGGAGATAGAGCAAGTAGAGCTAATTGTAGCAGAGGCTTCTCTTACTCTAGTAACACTAGCAATAACTGTGGCTGTTGCTGTAGCGGTTATAACCGCATTTTGAACTCTTACATATACGATAGATACAACAGATGCACCCATAGATAATGAGTCTGATTCTCTAACTCTCTGACTATCACTATACATAGAACTAGAAGAGGCTACTTGCATACTTGCCTCTCTAACCCTCGTACTAGAAGACGAAGTAGAAGATGTTACTGTAGTTAAAGAAGAGCCTAATCTAACATAATACGCTGTGGCACTAGAACTAGAACTCGGACTGATTGTAGCATCAAAGGATAACCACCTCTCAAAACTTATAGATACAGAAGATACCGAGGCAACTGTGCCACCACTAGTTCTAGTCCTAGAACCGTTGGCAGTAGTATTTGCTGATGTTTGTGAAGTTCCATTTATAAGAACAGAACCTTGTACAACTCTTCTCGCATTACAAGAAATAGAAGAACTACTTAATACAGTAGCAGAGCCTTCTAAAAATCTAATGCGAATAGAGTCACAAGCTATGGAGCTTGTAGCTGTTACTGTAGAGCTTCCATCGTGTAAATCAGCAGTGGAATACTTTGCTCTATTGTATTTCCACTGATTGTATAACATTTACTTAGTCTAGCGTAATATCTAAGTCAGCGTTCGGTACACGGAATACATCACCTGAAGCAATCGCTTTAGAGGAAGATAAGGTAGCGTAAGCCATCAAGTTACCTGATGAAGACGCATCAAATACACCTACGTGAGTTACTGTACCCCAAGACGCTGATGCTGTTGGAAATTCAACTGCTGCGTTATTTGAAGTAGTATTGCCTGAGGTAGTGAATGCTACCGCTTTACGGACATAAGCACCACCTGATACCTCAGTTCCACCACCTGTCTCGCCTGGTGCTGCTGTGAATAAAGCCAAGTAATGAGTCGATGGGGCAGTGTAAGCCGAACCTGCAAATACGTGGTCTAGTATTTCTGTTTCTAAAAAGTTTGAAAATGACATTTGTTTCTCCTATTGAGACTAACCTAAGCCTCTTATTTTTAATTTTAATCCTGAGCCACTAAACCTAGCATTCTCAGATACTTCGTTTAATCGTGCAACTGAGGCAGAATACATCTGCGCCCATATTGCAACTCTCTCGTCTTCTCCTAGATACGGTGCTGAATGTAGTAACACTCCATAGAGGTAAACATCAGGCGCTTCTAGTAAAAGCCAATTATCAGCGTTACTACTACTAAGAGCCGTAGTCTTAGGATAGTAAAGCAATTCTGTATTAACTTCAGCAGACGGTGTTGGGTAGAACTGAAATTGACCGTCAGCGTGTGTGTAATGTGTTGGTGTTCCTGAAACGTCTTCATTAGAGGCACGTTTGTCTGCCATAGCAGCCCTTGAGATTAAATCAAGTGGAGATGTACCGTTGTCTGTTACGTGGAATCTAATAGTTTCCATCCAATCAGCAGGAACTTGTGAATATTCATCACCTGCACTCTGTTGACCACTAGAGCGTTTCTCCATCTTCCAATGACGTACATC